TCCCTTATGACGTATGGCAGAAGCAGGGATTCCTGCACACGACGGAAGGGAACGTCGTCCATTACGGCTACATCGAAAAGTTCATCGAAACCATGGGCGAGCAGTACAACATCCGGGAGATCGCCTTCGACCGTTGGGGTGCGGTGCAGATGGTGCAGTTCCAACAGCGCCAATGACAACCGCGCCGTCACCATCGAGGTCGCAAATGACGAGGTCGGCGGGGACTGGCACGTCAGCGATACGGCGCTTGCCAAGCTCATCACGCTCTGCTCGGATATCTGCAAGCGCAACAACATCGCAAAGCTCAACTACACCAGCGACAAGTCCGGCAACCTCACCATGCACAAGTGGTTCGCTGCGACCGCCTGTCCCGGCCCATATCTGGAGAGTAAGTTCCCATACATCGCGGAGCAGGTCAACGCTCTGCTCGGTTCGTCTTCTGATACCGCCGAGACACCGACCACATTTCAGCCTTACCGGGTGCGGGTGACGATCCCAAACTTGAACATCCGCAAAGGCCCTGGCACCAACTATGGTACGATTGGACATTACACCGGCAAGGGTGTGTTCACCATTGTCGAGGAAGCCAGCGGCGAGGGTGCTTCCAAGTGGGGCAGGCTCAAAAGCAATGCCGGATGGATATCGCTCGACTATGCGGCAAAGCTCTGACACATCGTTTTAAGGCTCGGCGGGAAAAATCCTGCCGGGCCTTATTTTTTGTTTCTATTTTTTCTCTCATTTTTCGGCCAAACGGCACTTTGACCTCCATTGGGTAATGAGGACAGATGTTCTCAGACTGGAGGAAAAAGATGACGACTGAACAGAAGCAACGGATAACCGCCATGCGGCAGGATGGTTGTGGGTATACGACCATCGCCAAGACGGTCGGTCTGACAAAAGATAGTGTAAAGGCTTACTGCCGTGTGCACGACCTTGGAGGAATAAAAGCAGAAAGCAATGCCCGCGTCGCACCGGAGCAGGGCTTCTGCCTGTGCTGTGGAAAGCCGCTGCAACAGGCTCCGGGCAAGAAAAAAGTAAAGTTCTGCTCCGCTGAATGCCGCCAGCGCTGGTGGAACGCCCACCCGGAGGCGGTGCGACAGAAAGCTGTTTATACATTCACCTGTGCCCATTGCGGACGCTCTTTTACAGCCTACGGCAATTCCCGCAGAAAATATTGCTCCCACGCCTGCTATATCGCGGCCCGTTTCAAAGACGGTGATCCGGCATGAGCAAAGAACAATTCGAGGCCGAGAAGGACTATCAGGCTTCTATTCATCTGGCAAAAATACTCCTTCAAAAGGGCCTTCTGACTGCGGAGGAATATGCCATAATTGATACAAAACTGCAGGAGAAATATCGACCGTTATTCGGCACATTATTGTCCGAGAATTGCTTGCTATAAAGCCGTTTTAGAGTGATGTATGTGTACTGGAAAGGAGTGATTTCTCTTGAAAACAGTAACAAAAATTGAGCCTACAGTACCTCAAATGCCGGAACGCAAGAAAGTCGCTGCCTACGCCAGAGTTTCTATGGAAACCGAGCGGCTGCAGCATTCCTTGTCAGCTCAGATCAGCTACTACAGCGAGTTGATTCAAAAGCATCCTGATTGGCAATACGCCGGTGTTTATGCGGACGACGGCATCAGCGGTACTGGCACCAGCAAGCGTGACGAGTTCCGGCGCATGGTTGAGGATTGCGAGGCTGGGAAAATTGACATTGTTCTTACAAAGTCGATTTCTCGTTTCGCCAGAAATACGGTGGACCTGCTGAAAACGGTCCGCCACCTGAAGGAGCTCGGCATTTCCGTCCGCTTTGAAAAGGAGCATATTGATTCGCTCTCTGAGGATGGCGAACTGATGCTTACGCTGCTGGCTTCCTTCGCACAGGAGGAAAGCCGCAGCATTTCGGATAACGTCAAATGGGGTACGATCAAGCGCTTCCAGCAGGGTATCCCCAACGGGCAGATGCGTGTGTTCGGTTATAAATGGGTTGACGGGCGGCTCACAATTCTCCCAGAGGAAGCCGAAATTGTCCGGTACATGTACCAAGAATACATGAACGGCGCATCGCGGATCGAGATTGGCCGGTCGCTTAACGAAAAAGGCATCTACACACGTCAAGGCAAAGAATGGGTGGATTCCAACGTCAAGGTTGTCCTCACCAACGTCACCTATACCGGGAATATGCTTTTCCAGAAGGAATATGTTGCAGACCCGATTGCCAAGCATCGTAAAAAGAATCACGGTGAGCTTCCCCAGTATTTTGTTGAGGACACGCACGAAGCCATCATCCCGATGGATGAATTTCAGGCTGTCCAAGGCGAATTCAAGCGCAGGCGTGACCTTGGGCCTTTCGGAAATAAGTCCCTGCATCTGACGGCTTTTTCCACGAAGATCACCTGCGGCATCTGCGGCAAACATTATCGCCGGAGCGGAAAGCGGAATACAGCCGGTGAGGTTTACTACATCTGGACCTGCCAGACAAAAAGCCAAAAAGGCGCTGGTGCCTGCGGCTCTAAGAATATCCCTGAAAAGACGCTTCAGAATGTTGCCGCCGAGGTTATGGGCCTTGAGGAATTTGATGAAGCGGCCTTTGCCGAGCAGGTCGAAGAAATACTTGTAGTTTCCGAGGACACGTTGCGCTTCCAGTTTTACGATGGACGCGAGGTCACAACTACATGGGAATCCACTGCCAAGACGGACTGGTGGACACCGGAGCGCAGACGCCTTTGGGGCGAGCGCCACAAGCGGAAGGATACCAACCCAAACAAGTCCACGTACTACGAATTCACAGGCTTCATCAAATGTGGCTGCTGCGGTGCAAATTACCGCTGCCAGTCCAACGTTCGCAAGGACGGCACACGCACACGTTCCTGGTATTGCACCGGGCCAAAGGACAAGTGCCAGAATACAGCAATTCGGGATGAAACCATGAAAGCTCTGGTTACCGAGGCACTTGACCTCCCAGCTTTCGATGAGGAGGTGATGGACGCGCAGATTGAATACGCCAGCATTCTTGAAGGCACCGTAACCTTTCATTTTCGGGATGGGCATGAGATTTTCAATACATATCAGGACAAGCGGCGCGGCGTCAAATGGTCTGCGGAGCGACGCGAAAAGCAATGCCAGGCCATAAAGGATAGCTGGACAGATGAGCGCCGGGCAGCCATGAGCGAGAGGATGCGTCAGATAAGAGGTGAAAAGAAATGGCCAAAACAGTAACCACAATTCCGGCGACGCTGACACGATTTACAGCAACGCCGCTGAACGAGCAGAAAAAGCGACGCACAGCCGCTTACGCCCGTGTCTCCACCGACAGCGACGAGCAGTTCACCAGCTACGAGGCGCAGATAGACTATTACACCAACTATATCAAGGGCCGCGACGATTGGGAGTTCGTCGGTATTTATACCGATGAGGGCATTACAGGCACGAACACCAAAAAGCGCGAGGGCTTCAAAAGCATGGTCACCGATGCCCTTGACGGCAAGATTGACCTTATCGTTACCAAATCGGTCAGCCGCTTTGCCCGAAATACGGTCGACAGCCTGACCACAGTCCGTCAGCTCAAAGAAAAAGGCGTGGAGATTTACTTTGAGAAGGAAAACATCTGGACGCTGGACTCCAAGGGTGAGCTGCTGATTACTATCATGAGTTCCCTCGCGCAGGAAGAATCCCGTTCCATTTCTGAGAACTGCGTCTGGGGCCAGCGGAAACGTTTTGCAGATGGAAAGGTCACTGTTCCATTCGGACATTTTCTTGGCTATGACAGAGGCCCGGACGGGAACCTCGTGCTGAATAAAGCCGAAGCCGCCATTGTAAAGCGCATCTTCAGCATGTTCCTACAGGGCATGACGCCCTTCGGCATCGCATCCCAACTCACCGCTGATGGCATCCCGACACCGGGTCACAAAGAAAAGTGGAACGCCGGGACCGTCCGCCACATGCTTGAAAACGAGAAATACAAGGGCGACGCGCTCCTGCAGAAAAGCTATACCGTGGATTTCCTCACGAAAAAGAAGAAGCGGAATGATGGTGAAATCCCTCAGTATTATGTGGAAGGAAACCACGCGGCTATCATCACACCTGCGGTTTTTGAGGCGGTCCAACGCGAACTTGAGCGGCGCGGCAAAGGCCGGAATCGGCACAGTGGAGTCCATCTTTTCTCCGGGAAAATCAAGTGCGGTCAGTGCGGAAGCTGGTATGGCTCAAAGGTCTGGCACTCCACAGATAAATATCGTCAGGTCATCTGGCAGTGCAATCACAAGTTCGATAATGACGAGCGCTGCTCCACACCGCATTTCACCGACGATGAGATCAAAGCGTATTTCGTTTCGGCGGTCAACAAGCTCCTGCCGGAAAAGTACCGCATCATCAAAGCCTTCGACACCATTAAATCTACCGTTTTAGACACCAGCAACCTCGACGCTGAGAAAACGGCGCTCGAACAGGAAATGGTGATCATTTCCGAAATGATACAGCAGAACATCTACGAAAATGCCCGTGTTGTCCTCGACCAGACCGAATACCAGAAATACTACGACGGCCTGACGGAACGCTTCGGCAAAGCAAAGGCCCGCCTTGAGGAAGTGACTGTCGCTATAAGCGACAAAGCCACCCGGCAAGCGACAATCGAGGACTTTCTGAAAGAACTGCAGACGCTGGACGGCATGATCACCGAGTTCGACCCGATGCTCTGGGTCAGCCTTGTGGATTTTGTCACGGTCTACAGCAAGGGCGACGTACGGGTCACCTTTAAGGAAGGAACTGAGATACAAGCATAAGCCCATATAAAGCAAAACTCCTCGCTACCATTACGGTGGCGAGAAGTTTTAATATTATTTCTTTGGATTGAAGCATTCAATAATCAAGAACGATTCTATCTACGTTGCTAATAAGAATTACCTCATATCGCGCCCTTGTCAATGCCACATAGAAATCTTTTGCTCGGGGTGGGTCTGTCATATCTACCAATACGCAATCAAACTCAAGTCCTTTTGAAAGGAGAGTACGTGACGAAAGGCATTTGAAATTAGAATAGTCCTTACGAAGTCCGGGATTTAATCTAATTTGTTTTGCCGCTTCAGCCAGTGAACATTTATGATCTTTAGCATATATAATAGTTCGCATCATCTCTCCATATAGTTCTTTCCGATATATCTTCGATTCCGGATAACTCCTTACCCAACGAAGAACATCCATAATTGCCTGATAATCTATCGAATTACATATTGACTGTAACGGTTCTGCTAATTCAGTATGTTTTCTGATTCTGCCGAAATCTCTTTTCCCCTTTTTAAAATTATCATAATATGATTTTAATTCTGTTGAGACCTTTGTAGCGCAAAAATAAGTAAATTCCAAAACTGCAGCAGATCTTTCATAGCCGTTATCGTTTTCAAACCGTTTTGCAAATGAAAATAGTTTATTCAGTTCTTGCGTTTCATCATATTGAAAGCGCCATGCTTGCCTTTGACAAACGCTGAGTTGTTTGTGCTCGAACTTTGTAATATACAATACAGACTTGTATGCCTTGTTAATTTTATATTGGTTGCGATCAAATTGATCTGGTGTTATAACGCTTAAGTAGTTCCCTTCAGGAGCAATCGATACCTCAACTTTTTCATGCCGCAGCGCCGGTAACAGTAGTTCCCGTTCTCTACTAAGATATTTTCCCAGCTCGGGGTTTGTTTCTTTCCATCTCCACGGTTCAGTATGAACTTCGACTCTTTCAAACTCAATTTTCTCCCAGTCAACAATTTGTATTTGTGGAACGCCCTTTTTCTTCCAATCGAAAATGCCTTGAAGAGGATCACCAAGAACATAAACTGGCAGGAATGCATTTAAGGCGACCACGAAAGCATGCTGACTCAAGGTGCAATCCTGATACTCATCAACAATGACACTTGTGTATGTGTTTTTCAGTATTATTCCAGCCCACTGGTTCTCGAAAATTTTCTTTGTAGCAGGATACAGTCTATCATAATCCACATTGTCAAATCCATTTAAATCCGGAAGCCCAGCTGTTTGCTTATAGGCCATGCACCAGCGAATGCAAAACGCTGCTATGGTAAGTACGTTATATTTGCTCGCCTTTACTTTTTTCTTATTTAAACGTTTCTTTAAAGCATCCACACCTGCATTTGTATGAGTCAGTAACAGCTGCTTCCCGTTTGATGCAAGAACTATATCGGTAATCATTTCAGTCTTGCCATGACCAGCAGGAGCAATGATTGCGCCATTTCGTTTGCTAAGTAGTAGGTCAAGTTCTTCTTTTGTCATGGGCGCTTCACCCACTCAATTATAGCGTTAAACGTCTTTTTCAAAGTGGAGTCAGTCGCAATTTGCTCATATGCAGAAAAAAGTATGGAACCTATGTCTTCACCATGATCTATGCGCTTGAACCAAGATGTTTCATTTGTTGACTTGTTTGCCTTTGCATTTTTCGCAACTGTACCTATATGTTTCTTCTGCTCGGTGGATAATTCTTCTTTTAGCTTCAGTACACCGCCATCTTCAAAGCACACATCGGCGAAACAATTCAACTTTTTTTGTTTCTCAGCTATGTTATTTTCATCAATAACAAGGTTGAGAATTTTTTGTGCAACCAATACGTCAACGTCTGCAAAAATCTGTTCTTCAATGGAATTACCAGAATCCCAGTCGAATATCATAATTCCCTGCGTACGCAACGCACTTTTTTTCTGATTGTCAGATTCAACATCAGAATCCATTAATACACAGACTTCGTAACCACAATTATGAAGGTGTTGCGCCAGTTTTATTGCTCTATCCCCTCCACTCCCATCAACAGGGCAGATGCCTTGATAAGAAAGATGATAATGCTCAACCTCCATTAAATATGTGTCAAGCGCTCTTAGAATGCCAACTTCTGTTTTTCCTTCGCAAACAATCAGCCGCTTTGCTAACAGTGATTCTGGATTGCCCCTAATAAATCCCTGTGTGTCGGGTACTTCCTCAACGTCAATAGATCGAACCGTTGTAATTCCTTCTAAAGAATTAACCATCAATAATTCATCAGCAGTAAGTTCAGAAATGGCGCATGAGGAATGTGTCGTCATAAGTATTTGCCCGGCAGTCTTGTGACTACGCTTCAATTCTCCAATTAGGCTGCAGACACGATGTGGCTCTAACCCCATCTCAACTTCATCAATCAATAGTAGAGACGCACCATCAGTAGCGTTTACATTTAATCCAATAGACATCAACCTACGGCTGCCAAGGCCACGCTGTGAAAGCGGCGTTTTATTATCATATAATTCCACCTCAGTAGATATCCCATTGGACTTCATAA